AGTGCCTGGAGACGGTCAGTGAGTGTTGTGGCGCTGGCGGTCAGCATCGCAGCTACGTGCGACTCCGCCCGCCGGAGATGCCTGATTCCGAGTCGTCCTCCTGACCACCCACCCCGCGCCCTCTCGGGCGCGGCTCATGGGCCGGCGCTGCCGGCCTGCGAGCCGATCTCGAGATCGGAGCCTATACCGCCGGGCTTTTTTTGGCGGACTATAGAGGAGATGAGACGATGACTACTGAGACGATGACAACTGATGAGACCCGCATGGAAAAGCTAATCGACGTGTGCTGCCTCTGTGGCGGAGAGATACGCCGCAAGGTGCGAGCCTGGGGGGACCGCGCATCTGCCCCCATCGATACCATAGACACCGTCGCCGGGTGGCGTCGGTGTGAGGTAGGCCCGTGCGCGGCGTGTCGCGCACAGGAAATAGACGAATCCGTCGCGGCATTCTACCGCCACCTCCCACAGGAGTTGGCGCAAGAATGCGAACGTGAGCTACGGGAGCGGATGCGCAGTCCTCGCGCCGTTTTGCGTGAAGAATACCACACGGCTGTGCGTGCCGTACTGATCACAACGGCACGCCATTATGCGCAGGACGCCCTCCCAGGGCGCGGAGGATCATACGTAGCTGTGGGTGTCCACCTGGTTCGGGGGCCGGAGAACCCCGCTCGTCCGGGGTGGATGACATGGATACCCGATTGGCCGACAGCCCGGACGCCTGGGGTGATGAGGAGGCGGACCTGACAGGCAGGAGATGAGACCCGCGAGCCGATACCGCCCGGCTTTTTTGGCGGCAGATAGGAGATGAGACTATGGCTATCTACACCACCATCGAAATCGAAATCACACGAAAAGAAGCCGAGGCCGCGATACAGTGGCTGCTCATGGACGGCGACGTATATCTAGATGAGCATGTATCGTCGGGGCTGATCACCTACCGGGATCATCTGGTAGCATCGCTGCGATGCATGGCGGGGATGGCAGGCGCGGAGACTCGGGTGGACTCCAGGGATCGAGCAGCGGCCCTACGCTACTGCGGTGACGAGGTGTGCCGACGGCACGCCGTCTCGCTTGCTCGCCGGATCGCCGCGGAGCACCTCAGCGATCCGGAGCACGAGCACGAGCAGACACTGGCGATCGCTCGCCGCATTTCCGCCGCCAGCTCCGATTCCGCGGTCGCGGACGTGCTGCGTGAGCGGCTGGACCAGCACATGCGGGAGCATGGCGACCCGCAAGAGGGCGTCCCGGCCGACAGGTACACGTCGGTCGCTCTCGAATGGATGTATTGAAGCGCGCGCCCCGACCAGGTCAAGGCGATTATGAGCGACGGATCTACCAGCCCGGCCGAGTGGATTGGGTGACTGTGTCAATTGGCCTGGCGATTATCGGTGCGGTACTTGCACTTGTTTGGAGGTGAAACGATGGAAGCCGGCACGATCCTAACCCGAGGGGAATGGCTCCACAAACACGCCATCCCAGGGACCGTGATCGCCGACACCCGGGGGCGCAGGGCGGTTGTTGTCCGGCATCGCGAGCGCAAGCAAGTGGTGGCCGTGGGGGGAGCACACGTCTGGTGGGAGACAGACTACTTGGGGCGAGAGTGGCGCTCATCTACCCGCTCCGTGGGTGGAGTGTGTGACGAGACTTACGAGGTCATGGGAAATATCTACGATATGGAGAAATCATGAGTACCGAAGAAACGTGGCCTGAAGCGACCGCCAGGCTACACAGTGCGATCCGTGAGGCGGCACGGCGCGACCAACGCACAGTGACCGAGCTGGCGGTGTTGGCTGGGTGCCGCCGAGAGAATCTGTCTCGGTGGCTGCACCGCCGGGGGGCGCTGCCGGCAGACCAGGTAGACCGTTTGCGTCAGGCGGTGGGCGTTGATGTGGCGGTGTGGATCGAGGGGCCGGGCGGCCAGAGACACCCGCGGCAATCAGGCGGCTATCAGCCCACGCTGCCGGAAGGGCCCGAGTACCCTCCGGAGCCGCCCCGCGGTGGAAGCGCGATACAGCCGCCATTGCACCCGGAGGCGCATCGCGGTAAAATCAGCCTACCTGAGGAACCATGAGCAACACTAAAAGGAGAATGATATGGCATGGCAGATCTCAATGACGATCGTCGTGATGGCGGCGATCATTTTGGCGGGCTGCGGTACGGCAGCGCAGCGCCAGGGCGCGGGTATTGTGCAAGTCACGATTCAGACCAACCCGTACGCATCCGAGGCTGCTCGGCCCATCCAGGCCGAGAAGGGCGGCGACCATGACGATGAGCAGGGTCTTGCCCGCGATGGCGCCGGTGCCGGCGTCATGTGGAGGAGACCGCACACGGAAGTCACGGTGACCGTGGACTCCGAGATGGCCGGCACTGAGCAGGCAGGTGAGGCAGAGGCTGCTCCGACGACTGACGTCTCTCCTGAGGTTGACGCGAACCTTACTCCGGGTAGCGGTGGATGATTGAGGCAGATAGACCAAATGAGACGCCTAAACCCCCGTGACATCCCCCCCCATTTGCGCCGTCGGCTCGCCAATGGTTGCGGCGGCGCCGGGGGATGGCGCGTGCCATCATGGGTAATGCATGCGATCGGGCTGACGCGCGATTGGTGCGACGAGCACGACGTCGAGTATGCCATTGGGGGTAGTGAGTCGGACCGGCTGCGAGCAGATGCGAGGCTAGTGGCCCGCATTTTGTTCCAGGCGATTAAGTCGCCGCCATGGCAGTGGTGGCGGCGCATCGGTGGCGCAATCGCCACGTGGCGGCTGGTGCGCTCGCGAGGCGAAAAGTATTGGAATGATCGGGGGCCGGTGAGGAGTGTAGACGATATATATCGAGTCATTGAGGACACAGATGATGGATGATGGGTCCTTTCTTCAGGACAGGCGTGCTATGCGACACAAAGGTGCAGAAAATGCACATAAAAACGGATTTTTCTATAAGCCCCTCCTCCTCCCCCGCTTATAATCTCAGGTGAGCAGATCAAACGCGCAAGACTCGATCGACCGGATGCGCGCGCTCACGCAAAAAGCAGCCGCGTGGCTGCTCGGAATTCGCCCCTCTACTCTCCGTCACCTCGACGACGCTCCGCGAAATCAGGACGGGAGTTACGATGCGCGGGAACTGGTCGCTTGGCAGATAGCGCGACACTCTGTGGTCGAGGATCACGAAGAGGATCTGGAGGCCGACGAGGAAGAGTTGGGGGCGGGGGGCAAAGCAGAGGCGGCAGAAGAGCTCACCAGGTGGCGAGCTATCCGGGAGCGGTGGAAGCACGAGAGGGAGCTTGGCCGGTGGGTTCCTATTCAATCCGTTCGCGCATCTCAATCTGCATTGCAGCAGACGCTTGCGCAAACATCGGAGAAACTGGCCCGTGAATGCGGCGACGACGCACAAAGAATTTTCGATCGCGGGGTCGATCAAGCATTCGAGGCTGCCCGGCGCGAACTACGAGAGGCCGAGGCGGGCGAGTGAATGGTTGCTCGAGGATCCATGTTTCGATTCTCGGCCTGCGCGCGGCCGGCGCGTGAGGTCGATGCTTGATTTCGCTCGCGAAGAAATAGTATTGCCCACCGGTCCGGCCAAGGGCCAATTGTGGAATCCTCACGCGGTGCGGCATTCTGGGATAGTCGTCGAGGAAATGAGCAGAGGTGATTGGCGGCGCGTGGTTGTGACCGGCCCGAGCCAGTCGAGTAAAACATTCTCAATCGTGATCGCTGCCTGCTACCACTTATTCGAAATGCAGGAGACGATCATCGTAGGTCTCCCTGACATGAATATGGCTGCCGACAAGTGGTCTGGTGACTTTTTGCCGGTCATACGCGCAAGCGGATTCGCTGATTTGTTACCTGAGCACGGTCGTGGTAGCCGAGGAGGGAATCCAGGTTCGACGATACGTTTCGCCCACGGCCCGGTGATGAGATTCATGTCGGGGGGCGGTGGAGACCCGATGGGATTTCCGGCTAGAGTGGTATTGATCACCGAGGTTGACCGGTTTACTCGATCAGGCGATGCCGGATCGGTGGCTGCTCAAATTCGAATGCTAGAGAAACGCAGCGCCGCATGGGGCGATCGTGCGCGGATTTACTACGACTCGATTCCGACTGCGCCGCAAGGTGAGATTTGGCAGCGATGGCGGAACGGATCTCAGTCGGTCCCGTTGAGCGAGTGTATCCATTGCGGGGCGCCCGTAGCGCCGACGCGCGAGCACCTGGTGGGTTGGCGTGAGGCGAGCTCGCCCGAGGAAGCGGCGGAAGTGGCGAGTTGGGCGTGCCCTGCGAATGGATGCGAAATTTCTGAGGCAGATCGGAAAAAGATGCTGGCGGATCAAGTGCTTGATCATCGCGGCGATTTGCGCTCGACGCTCAGCGTACGATGGGAAGCTTGGCACAATTCGCTCATTACCACCGGTTATATCGCCGAGGAGGAATACCGCGCGGCACACGACGAGAATCTCGAGGAGGCCGACCGGGTGCTTGTCAATGAAACCTGGGGTCTTCCTTACTCGATCGAAGGCGAGCGAGAGGGTGACTTTGATATCGAGGCTCTGTCCCGTCGGGTCTCGGGCTCAGCCAGAGGAGAGGTTCCGTCTGAGATCGATTTTTTGGTCGCGGCGATCGATGTCGGGAAATGGCGCCTCCATTGGATGGTCATGGGCGCTGGAGATTGGTATCCGATCATCGACTATGGCACCTGGGAAGTCGCGAGTCGCGAGCAGGAACCGGCCGATGCCATTAGCGCAGCACTCATAGAAGTACGAGAGGACGTCTTAGGCGTTGGCTGGGGCGGTGATCGACCGGCTCTGACACTGGTAGACTCACAGTATGAGACCGGTGCGGTGCAGTCCGTGTGCGACGATACCGCTGACTGGGTTCCCACCCTCGGTTATGGCGTTGGCCAGCGCAACCGTACTTATCGGCCACCAACGGATGATAAACGGCGTCGCAGACGTCAGGGCGTTATGCGCGTCGGACCGGGGTGGCACGAGACTCGCCGCCCTAACACGAGTGGTCAGACTCGCGTTGAATTGGACGCGAATTTTTGGAAGAGTCGCGTTCATGCCGGATTGCAAATCGATGTGGGAGATGATGGATCTATTGCGGCTTACGAGGCAGGCTCTGACGCGGATCATCGTACACTCGCCCGGCATTGGCTTTCCGAGCGCGAGGAAGTCAGACTGGTTGAGTCTGTTGGTGAACAGCGGATATGGCGGGCTATTAGTCGTCACAATCACTTCTTGGACGTGACATCACTCTGCCGCGCTGCGATTGACATTCACCGCGCTGGCGCCGGTGGTCGCGCGAAGGCAGTCACTGGTGGTAGTGCCCCGGCTGATCTTGGGTCTCTGATGGGAGTGAAGAAGTGAGCGGACAGATCGACGAATGCCCGAAGTGTGGCTGCTGCTGGTGGAGCGTGTTAAGCCGCCAGGTGGTCCAGTGGCGCAAGCTCGGGGAGACGGAGTTTCGCGAGACGGCCCATGAACGCAGGAGGTGTGGCCAGTGCGGGCGCGAGCGAAATTCTATGGAGCATCTCGACTCTGAGGCGCCGGAAAATGCTATGGCGAGGGAGGGGGCCGAACATCCTGACCGTGTGATATGGCGGCCGTCGGTGCGCTGCCCGAAGTGCGGATCTGCTGCATGTACAGTAACGAGCAGCCGCCGACCACTGAGGTACCACCGGTGCGAGTGCGGGCACACATTCAGTTCCGTAGAAGATGGAATTGGCCGTCTCAAGAGAAAATGAAGCGGATGTTATTGATTATGTAACGAGCTATTGACCGGATGGCATTGATGGTTACTATGCGTGCATGGCACTTTTTTCGGCCACCATCTTCACTGGGCACCTCGACGACGCGAAGGCTGCGCGGGCAGAGGGGAATATCGCAGAAGAGCTTGAAGCTATTGAACTCGCGATGAATGAGCTGTCGAAGGCGCCTGAGGGGAGCGCTCGCGATTTGAACGTGAGCTGGGAGAGCAACCGATCGAGTCTCGAGGCCCGTGCTCGTAGCTTGCGCCAGAAGCTCGCCGCTGCGAATGGGATCACCCGCTCACGGGTGGCATACCAGCGCACAGGGGCTTGCTGATGTCTTCGATTCTCGATCACCAGGGCAACCCCATATCTGGCAGGACCGACCGAGCGTCGCCTTTGCATCTCGGTCAGATTAGTGGTCAGGCTCGCGGGGAGCGGCGCGAGTGGGAAAGCTCAGCGACCAACCGCTTGAACAAGGCGCATTGGTCCGACGCTTCAGATGTCGATATCAACCTCCGGCTATCTGGCGCGCTCAAGGTGTTGCGCGGCCGCTCATTTCATGAGCGGCAAAACAACGCGATTGTGGCCGGTATGGTTCGGACTCACAAGACCGATATCGTTGGCTCGCGAGGCCCACAGATGAGCGCTCGTCCGCGAAACCCCGATGCCCCAGAATCAGTCCGCAGGTATGCCGCCAATCTCCAGGAAAGATTTCGTGATTGGTGGGAGGAGCCTGACATTACCGAAGTTAACGCCGGCGTAGATATGATCTCGCAAGACATGGATATGCTCTGGATGGGAGGAGAGTCGGTATGGCAGTGGGTGACCGATCGTGGCAATGGCGGTGAAAGCGGCGTTGAGCTGCGGATCAATACGGTTCATCCGCGCATGCTCGAGGCGGGGATCATGGGGCTCACGAAATCGAAAAACACAGTCACAATGGGCGTGGAGGTTGATGAGGTCGGCCGGATCGTGGCCTACCACCTATCCGGCCGGCACGACCCGGTATCCGCAGACGAGATCGAGCATCTCTTCGAACAGCGCGAACCCGGTCAGCGGCGCGGGATTCCGTGGCTGGCGCCGGTGCTCCAGGCGATCGCCGATTTGCGAGACTACGACGATCAGATTCTCGACGCGGCTCGACAGGCAGCCGACTATGCGATCATGCTCATGTCGCAAGCCGACTCCGGCATTGAGCCGATCGAGCTCGCACCAGGAAGCTGCACCGAGATCGAGCGCCGCATGCTGACCGCCATTCCGGCGGGGTGGGAAGCGAAGCAAATGGAGCCGAAGAATCCTCCGACGCGATACGTGGATTATCGCAAGGAGCGGCACGGCGACTTCGGCCGGCCCGTTGGCATGCCGAAAAACATCGTTCGAGGCGATAGCTCGGATATGAGTTTTGCGAGTAGCCGTTTTGACGCCAGGTCCTACGACCGTGCGAACGAATTTACTCGCGCGTGGTATGAGCGTCGCCGGCTCAACCGAGTGGTCCGTAGATTCGAAAAGGAAGCCCGCATGCGCGGCCTTCTGTCTGCCGACGGTCGCGCGATGAGCGAGCGTCCAGGCGCGATAGATATCGCTTGGACTTGGGGCGGGGCGACTCATATTGCGAGTGACCCTGCAAAGGAGGCGCGCGGAGCGCAGCTCCGGCTCGAAAACCGGATTAGCTCACTACGAGATGAGGTGGCCACCTTTCATGGCCGCAGCCTTGAGCAGCACGTCCGCCAGCTCGAGGAAGACGCGAATATCATGGAACGGGCGAATATGCCCGATCCGCCGCAAGACGGGGAGAGTAGTGGCCCTGCGTCTCGCGAATTGGCGAGGGAGGCCGTCGAGGCGATCTGTCGCGAGGTGGCCGACGAAGCAATCTCCGAGTATATGGCGGGCCGTCAGCAGGAGGAGGATCACCGTGCCGCACTCAGTAGCTGACTCTACCACCGATCGCCGGCAGGAGGGCGTTGATCGCCTGGCCGCGGCTGGCCTGTCGATTCGCCAAGCGGCGTTGTTGCCGGAGACAGCCGATGATGATCGCCGTGTGATTCGCGCGACGATCGCAACTGAGCAGATGGTGCAGGTTTTCGATCTCGAGCGATTCGAAGTGATCGACGAAATCCTACTCATGGAAAACCCTGGTCCAACTATCCCGCGACAGATGCCATTCATTCAGGACCATATGAGTTTCGCTGGCACCGATGCTCAGATCGGTAGCGTGCGCGACATGACCGTGGAGGAGGGGGAGGGCGGAACCGTTGTCGTCGCTGGAGACTTGCACTTTGTTTCTGGTCCTGAAGGATCGATCGAGGAGCGGGCTTGGCGACTAGCACGTGGTGGCCATGCGCCCAGCGTATCAATTGGCTATCGGCCGACTATTTTTCGGACTGCTGAGCCTGGGCAGTCGGTTGAGGTGAACGGCCGCAAGTTTGAAGCTGGAGACCGATTGCTTCGCGTAGCGTCTGGGTGGGTGCCACGCGAAACCTCGCATGTTTTATTTGGAGCTGATGACATGGCTCAAATGAGAAGCGCTGAATCAGTGATACGTAAACTGACACGGTGTCAATCATGCGAACAGAGATCAATTAGAGGTGAAGCCGGCGGCGGTATGCTTGCCGGCGCTATTGATGCAATGGCAGAAGAAGAAGGGTTGACCGTCGAGGAAGTCGAGGAGGGCCTCGGTGAGGCGATGACAGAAGGCGGAGACGGTGGGATTTCGTCTTCTACTGTCGGACAAATCAAGAACGGAGAAATCAATTGCCCGCCCCGCGAGCGTATCGAGGGAGCGGCTGCGTTTTTGGGTATCCCGGTAGGGGAGTTAATTGCCGCGTTCGAAAACGACGGCTGCGATTTCGGAGACTGACTACACTATTTTTTTCGGCCACGGGCCACAACACGAGGAAAAAGCCATGAATGATGCACTCAGGAAGTTTCTTGTCAGCAACGGTATGCTCGCGGAAGGCGCCACCACACGCCAGGCGTGGCTGGCATACGGCCAGGCTGTTGGCCGCAAAGATCTGCGCGAAGAAGCGATTACTCTTCGCGGTGATGGCACCGCGCCGAAGGAGGACGAGTCGCAGGACAACGAGCCCACGCAGCGTTCCGAGACGGCGCAGTCGTCTACCACCACCACCGAGACGCCGGATCAGGTCCGCGCCGCCGAAAGGCAGCGGATTGCCCAGATTCGGGCACTTGCGCCTGAGGGTGTCAGTGATCAGGTCGTGCAGGATGCGATTGATAGCAGCCTGAGTCCCGAGGAAGCGGCGCGGTCGTTCCTGGAGGCTGCGGCGCCGGCCAACAGCCCGATCGCCTCCGGCCAGGCTCCTGGCGCGTACATTCCGGGGAGCGAGCGATCAATCGAGGCGCTCGCCACGGGATTCGCGATTCGAGCGGGCGCCGATCCGATTCGGGCGGCGAGCCACTTTTTCTGTCGTCGGCATTCTGTCGTCGGCTCATCTAGCCGCCGGCCGATCGACGGGCAGCAAGAACGGAATGCCGAATGTGAACGCCTCGCCCATCGTGGCGAGGAATATGCCGACATGTCGTTGATCGACGTTTGCCGCGAGGCTCTCATGCTCTCCGGCCGGCCTGTTCCGGGTTCCAGCCGTTCGGACCTCGTCCGCGCGGCAGTGTCCACCGGGTCGCTTTCGAATATTATGAGCCCGGCCCTTAACGCTCGTCTGATGGCGTCTTTTGAAGGTGCGCCTGATACGACCGGTCCGTTCACCCGGGAGGTAGATGGCACCGACTTCCGCAAGCGCGAGCGACACGACCTAGGAAAAATGGCCAATCCTCAGAAGAGACTTCGTGGTGGGACCGCGAAGGCTGGAACGATTAGTGATCGGGCGCCCGAAGAGTACCGGGTTTTCGAATACGCTCAGACTGACCGGATCGACCGTCAGGATATCATTGACGATCGCCTGGATGTATTCCAGGACTGGCCCGATGCCATGGGCGACGCTTTCGCGCAGCTCCGGCCGGACCTCGTTTATTTCATCCTGCTCAAGAATGCGAATATGGCTGACGGAAATCCTTTGTTTGACAATACCACTCACGGCAACAGCGCTAGTTCGGCGCTCGGTCACAGCGCCTTGTCTAACGTGATCTCGAAGTTAATTAAGCAGCAGCAGGACGGCCGCACACTCAACATCCAGCCGGCCAACCTCATTACCGGCGCGAAACTCGCCGACTTGGCTGCTGAGTTGGTCGGTAGTCCGCAGATCACGATTACCGGCTCCACAGACGACGTCCGCGGTATTCGTAACACGCTGACTCGGCACGGAATCAGCCCGATTGCAGACGGTCGGATCGACAACGGCGTCACTGATCCGGACACGGGTGAGACTGTTAGCGGCTCGACAACTGCTTGGTTTCTGACTGGTTCTCCAGCTCGTGTGCCGATCATCGAGGTCGGTTATGTCGCCGGCCTCGGTCGTATGCCCGAGATGGTATCTCGCACGCTCAATGGCGAGGGTGGGGCGTACGGCGTCGAATGGAGCATGAGTCACGCTGTTGGTGCTAAGGCCCTGCATTGGCTCGGCGTGCAGCGCGGGAATTCCTGAGTTGCTTAGGTAAGTTTCATCATTAAGTTCATCAAGATAGGAGACAGTCATGGCAGATCTCGAAGCAAGAGCGGACCAGAGCCCGCACGACACCGTTAAGGAGACCGCAAGCACGACCATCCGTGCTGGGGAAGTGCTCCTCGCCAGCGATGGCCGTGGTGGATACTACCCTGGGGCCATTGACGTTGATAGCGGCCAAGATCACGTGCTCCAGGTGGACAATGTAGTTGCCATCGTCGATAAAGACGCTAACGCCATTTCCGCAGGAGAGGACGTCTACTGGGACGCGAGCGCGTCGCAGGCAGTGGCTCCAGACAACGCTGGAAGCCCCGGCCTCGACGCTAGCGCCGACTTTTACCTTGGCGTGTCTACCGATGACGCTGTTGCCGGCGATGACACCGTCAAGGTTGCTCTTGATCGGCCGAGTCGATACGAACGACTCCGCCCGCTGCCCATCGAATTTGACGCTGAGGACGGTGAGGATGAGGCGGGGGGCGTCAAGAATGAGCACCAGCTCATCCCGGCGCATCAGAACCCCCACGGCCTGTTAATCCTTGGGATTTATGGCATCGTGACAGAGCAGTTCGCCGGCGCCTCCGAGGACCAGGGCGTTGTCAGCGTGCGTGACGAGTCGGACAACACGCTCGCTACGCTCACCGCGAGCGATGCGGGAGCCGACGCGGTCGGTGATGTGATCGTCGGAACGAATTTGGTACTCGGTGGTGCGACCGGTGACGCCGTGAAGACCGTTGCGGCGGGCGAATTCGTGGACGCGCAGGTCACGCAGGAAACGTCTGGTTCGGGTAAGGCTGGGAAAATGCGCGTGTATATCTTGGCCGTTCCGTTGCGATGACCGACGACGGGTCGAAGCTAATTGATCTCATACGAGAGCACGGGCCAGACAAAGGGATTGCTTTGGGTGACACGACAACAATCACAACGAAAAAGCTGGTCGGCTCTGGCGTGATCGTCGCGTTGTTCACGGCGGTTCTGCACGCTGGAATCGTGATTCAGGTGGTGCGCCAAGGCCATGAGACGGATCTAGATCAGGAGCGCCGTATTCGAGTTCTCGAGAAGGTGGTAAACACCGACGTCGCCGAAATGCGCACTGACATCAGATGGTTGCGAGAATATCTCGAGCGCCAGGAAGCGAGTACGCCATGAGCAGCGCGGCCAACCGATCGCGGGAATTCGAATCCGATGAAGTGACAGTCGGTACGAGCTTCGCCACGATTCACACGTCTCAGGAACGGCCTCACGATGAGGGTGACACCCAAGTGGGACTGGAGCTCGAAAACTCGGGCGCTACTGCCACCGACGGATTCAAAATTCAGATCAAATACCACGAAAGCGGCGCGTGGCACGACTACCTTGCAGATACCGATTTTGACAGCACGAGCCTCGCTCACATCATGTGGGCCGCGAGCGAAACGGGGCCGCACGAGCTCGGGGCCGGGGACGCCGCCTTTGCTTGGGTGAACCTCGGGCCGGTGTTTCGTTGGCGCGCCCAAGCGAAGGTCGCATCAGGCAGCACGACCGCCGTGTTACGCGGCGTGGAAAGGAGTGTCTAATGGTAGTGCACGCGCAGTCCGGAGGGTCCGCGGCGGAGGGTCCCTCGACCATAAAATTACCAGCCAAGCTGGTGCCCCGACCGTCAACGACGACGCGGACGCTGGATTCTCGGTGGGCGATGTCATCATCGACACCAGCGCCAGCCCGAACGAGGCTTACGTCTGCACTGACACCACGAACGGCGCGGCCGTGTGGGAGCAGACGACGCTCGACGGGGAAGTTCTGACGGTCGCGAATAACCTGAGCGACCTGGGCAATGCGGCGACCGCTCGCGGCAACCTCGGTTTCAGCGACCCCATTCTGGACAAGGGCGCGCCCGGAGAGATCGGGGGCACCACGCCCCCGCAGGCTACTTTCTCCGCGCTGGCGATGACCGGCAACATCCTCCTGAATGCTGACGACTCGCCGAACTCCGCGTTCATCGCCGCGGCGACCCAGACCGGGGGGCCCTCCACGCTGACTGTGCTGGATCAGGGCGGAACCGACCGGAATTTTCTGACCAGCGCAGTCGTCACGTCGGCCGAGGCCGTCCTCGACGAGGATAACTTGTCCAGCAACTCGGCGACGCATCTCGCCACGCAGCAGAGCATTAAGGCGTACGTGGATTCTCAGTCGGGCGGCGGCACGAGCATCGAGTCCGCCGACACGCATAGCAGCGTCAAGACCGAGGAAGTAGCGGGCAGCGTCACCGTCAATGCCGAGAACAACGCGGGTAACGGGACGGTGCGGGTGGCGGAGTTCGCGGCGGATGAGAGTGATAATCCGCAGCTAGTATTGCAATCAGGTTCTAGCGGCGAACCGTCCCTAGCCTTCACCGGTAACTTGAATTCCGGCTTAAGAGATAATACATTTGGGTCTCTCGCGGTGGATGTTGACGGGACATCGAGACTTCTTATATCCTCGTTTCGGACAGAGCTATTTATTGATTTAGATATGGGAGGGAAGTATATCGACAAATGCGATGGAATCTCTGTCGGAAACGTGTTTGTTCCTACGCCCCAAGAATCGACATTAACATTTCGACCAAGGGTCTCTAACTCTAACCCCAGCCAAAAAAATAATTCGGTACATTTCTATTCCCGTGATGTGTCGTCCTCTGCCGAGGCTTTCGTCATGGACGAGGCGGCCAACACCACCCAACTCTCCCCCCACCCCGGCGACAGCTCAGTCATGTCTCGACACGCGAGCGACCCGGCCGTCCCGTGGGCCTACGACTCCACGCAGCAGGTGATCGGCACGAGGCAAACCGTGGACATGCTCGGCGTCGTGCGGGGTATCGAGTGGGCGGTCGAGAAGCTGCGGGAAGCGGGCGAAAGGATGCCCGACGAGCTGGCGGCCGCGTTCGATGCGGGCCTGATCCTGATTCAGCAGATCGCCGCCGAAGAAAAGATGGACTGGGCCGCCGAGGAAGCCCGGAAGAAGCAGGAGGTCGAGGCCGGACGCGCCGAGGCGGAGCGAGAGCGGCGGGAGAAAGAAGCCGAGCAGCTCGACCCGATCGAAGTCTCCCCATCCGAAGCCCTTGAGGACACGACCGAGAAGCGACGCCGCAAGACCGGCCGCCAGGTGCAGGCCAGTCGCCACAAACTCCAGGCCGACGGCAAGGTCGAGCAGGTGACCGAGCAGGTAGACGAAGTGGTGGTCGATGAAGTCGCGGTGAAGAAGCCGAAGAAGGGCGTCCGGTTCGACGAAAAAACCGGCAAGTTCTATCGCCGGGCGACCGCTGACGACGTGCCCGAGCAGCCAATCGAGGAATACGCGCTGAAGCCCGTGCCGGACTGGCTCCAGGCGCAGGGGGTGCGGCAGTGAGATCGCTGACCGCTCAGCTTGGCGCGGCGCGTGACGAGCTACAGGCCGAGCGTGGACAGAGAGCAACCTAATGACGACTCCTCTCGGCGATATGGCAGCGGCGTTGGCGCCGTCAATCTATGCGCTGCACGGTGAGGCGCTGACCTACCACATAGGCGCGACTGGTGAATCTCTCATGGTGCAGACAGCGCCTATTGCTTCGCCACCCGAAGAGCGCCCGACGTCTGACGCCGGACGTGGCCAAGCATCGGTGGGCAGCCACCCGGTAGAGATCTGGATTTCATCCGACGACGTGAGCCGACCGGTTGCCAACGCAGACTCGATCGATATTCCCGGTGCCTGGGTCGGCAAGCCGGGGACCACGACCGTGAATCGACGTATTGATCAGATTGTCAGTGACCGGGCAGTTGGAGGATTTTGGCGTGTGCGCGTAAGCGCGGGAAGGAACGGATGAGTAGTCTCGCCACGAGTTCATTTGATGGTATCGAATTAGGCGGCAGACGGCGCGGTTCTGGGCTCGGCCTCTCAATTAATATCGAACTCGATCGCGTGCAGCAGCGCCGACTTGAAGTTTTGCTCGCCGGGATTAGTCGTGGAATGCCCCGCGCTCGGAGTGCAGCGATTCGGAGAACTGCTACATTCGCACGCGGTGGGTCTGCCCGCGCGATTAATAAAGAGCTGAATGTCCCGCTGAAGCCGATTCGCGACCAGATCACCAAGGCTGCTACCGGCGCGGTAGTTACGATTGGCGATCGGCGACTTTCTCTCGCCAGATTTGGCGCTCGTCAAGGCAAGACCGCGCTCAGTTATCAGATTCGCCGTGGCGGACCACGACGCAGAATTAAGCGAGCATGGATTGCAGACCCAAGGGCTGGTGGGCGGCCGCTTGGCCCTGGCGCCACTGGCGGCAACGCGACGAGGTCAAACGTGGTATTTGGCCGAGCTAAGGGTGACGGGCGCCTGCCCTTCTTCGCGGTACGAGGACCATCACCAGCCGAGGTCGCGCAGTCTTCAAGCCGTGTACAGCGATTCATTAGACAGGAGGTCACCGAGCGTCTTGAGCGTGAGCTGTTACGCCAGGTAGACCGTCTGACAGGCAGCCGAAGGGCGGTGGCGTGATGGCTGCTATCACGCTACGAGAGCGAATCATGCGTGAGACCAAGCGCCGCCTGGAATCTGTCAATCCAGCGTACGCGTCGGTGGAACGGTGGGACAGCCGAACGCTCAGTGACGCGCATCGGTCGGTCGTGCTCTACCCGGGACGCGAGACTGTCAGAGAAGATTCGATTAACGCTGGCGGAGAAGATGAGGTAGAGTTTCTCCTGCATCCGACTATTATGATCGCGCAGGACGAAGGCGACGCGGAGACAACCGACGAGATTGTGGCAGCTGAAATCGGTCGAATGGTCGCAGCCCTGTGTGACACATCTGATCGTACGTGGACCGAGCCGGCCGGCGTGGGAAACCAGGAGGAACTGATACTCTCCTGTGCATATGATGGCGCAGAGGAGCCGGTTCAAACTCCTGATTCGAACGCTTATGAACTCGAAGTCAGATTTCGGATAACCTACTACCAATTGACCGGTGACGCTACGCAAGGCGGGCCGGCCACAACCTTGACCGAATAAGGAGTATTGCCATGGGAGCCCCCATCGGAAGCCGAGAAAAAGCACTGGGACTAAATCTCGAGACCACGAACGGCACGTTCGCCGCTCCAGCGGCGCCGCTCAATGCTGTGATCCTCGAGGCGGACGGTGGCCCAAGCGAACTGCTCCCCGAGCAGGTGACGCCTGCCCTTAATCTTACTGGCACGCGTCCGCGAGTGGTCGGAATGGAAATGGCCACGCTTTCATTTCGGTGGGCGATCGCTTCCGCTGACGACTTCCTAAGCGTTTTGCTGCCAGCCCTCGGGTATTTGAGCGACGGTGGGGCGCCGGCTACGTTCGAGCCCATGGCTGACACCAGCGCGATCAAGACATTGAGCGCCAAACTATGGGAGGGGGGGAAAGTCAAGCAATTCACCGGCATGGCACCGACAAGTTTCTCTTTGTCTCCGGAACGGCCCGGTGGCCGGGTGATCGCCGACGTTGAGCTCGCAGGAGTCTGGAATGGTAACGTGGATGAGGCTACGCCGAGCGCCACACACTCGTCGCGCAATTTCTATCAGGCTAAGGGTGTGACGCTGAACGTCGGTGGCGCCTGGGCAGGCGGCAAGGTGTCGAATTTCGATTTGAATTTCAATCCGGCAGCCGAAAGTCGTGAGGATATCGTTGCCGCTTCTGGCATCTTGAGCGATATCATCACCGACCGCCTTCCTCAACTCACGATTGATCCGGAGAAAACTCTTGTGGCGACCGCCGATGAGCTTGGATTGTTGTTGGCGGGTACGACCGCGAGTGGGTCATTAGCGCTTTCTGATCAAGCCGGCAGCGCGACTACGCTGACAATTTCGTTCGGCGAACTTCAACGGATCAGCGCTGAACCTGGCGTCCGCGGCCAAAAGCAGATCGAGACTCTCACGTTTGAATGTCACCAGTCCACCAATGCTGACGGCAACAGCGGCGTTGGAGATGACGTGACTTTCAACGAAGCCTAATGTATTCATATTGGAGAATAGTATGGCTGAACCCACGAACGCTGAAATTTACGAGGCCGTAGATCGCCGCACCGGCGGGCCAGTGAGTCTCCGTCACGCGCTCAATACCTGGGAGCATCTGTCCGAAGAGCAGCGCAAGGAGTGGTTGCGGGACGTGTCTGGAGAACCCGCGACCATGGAGGACATGAGCCAGGTGATCAGCCAGGCCGACGACGTGAACGAAAATATCCAGGAGGATAACCAGTGATTGACCCGGACCCCACCAGATGCATTTCTCTGGTCCTCTCGCAAGACCTTGATTTGCCGGAAAATCAACGGCGAGAATTTCGATTTCTAACCCCCACTGCGCGCATTTCGCCGAAGATACAGCGTCTTTGCCTCGAGGCAGAAAAGGCGGACTCGGAGGGAGATAGGGCAGAGCGCCTCAAGCTTTACGAGCAGGCGGTTGAAATGCTTCAGGATCAGTTAGCGCCGGAGTGGTGGCTCGTGATTGATGAAAAGGACCAGTCTCGCGAGCGAGAAGATTTGCCCGATTTACTCCAGGAAATGGACGTCTGGGAAATGCTCTATCAGCTTCGCGATTTGCCCAACTTGACGCTTGGAGAAAAAAAAAGATCCGCATTGCGGTCGAGCGCCAATTCGGCATCTTCTGTTCAGAGTGCTCCAACCGATGCAGAGACCGCCCGACCGAGAGTTACGGAATCGAAATCGTATGCGTCGAGTGCGACGGAGACGGAAAGCGCGAATGCGGGAGCTGCGGAGGCCGAGAGGCCGACACCTGCATCGCCTGCGGAGGGCGCGGAGAAGTCGAGTGCATCACATGCGATGGGATCGGGCGGCATCGCTTGACTCGGTGCCCGCTAGATGAAATCCAGGACGGACCTGATGCCGTAGGCGTGCTGCAATCCTTGGCGATCGCGAGCGATTGGGAGGCCGGCATCCTTCCTGTGGCCGGCGGCCGGCAGGACCAGACCGAGTCAATTATCCGGGCCGTCCGGTATGTCATGGCCGAGAAAAGCCGAGTGCGCGAGGCAATAATCGAGCGAGACCGACGCAAGCAAAGCAGATAGCATGGCAGATCGACAGGTAAACATTGTCATAAGCGCTCGGGATCGTGCCTCCCGTGCATTGCGCAGGATCGGGCGTCAGGTTGATCGGTTTGGTCGGCGCGTGGCCGATACCGGTGCGCTGGTCGGCACAGCGATGAGCACCATTGGCGCGGCGGCCGGCGTGGGAATCGGCGCATCGGTCCGAGCGTTCGCGGATTTTGAACAAGAGATGGTTCGCGTTCAAGCGCTCATTCAGCCAACGTCCGAGCAGTTCCAGCGGCTCGAGGCTCGCGCGAGAGAGCTAGGGTCTGCTACTACTTTTTCAGCGACCCAGGCAGCCAGAGCGATGGCCGAATTCTCGAAGTCAGAATTTAGTGCCAATCAAATCCTTGCAGCGATAGTCCCCACGTTGGAGCTGGCTGAAGCCGGACAGCTTGATATCGCGCAAGCTGCATCGATCGCAAGTGCGTCAATGGAGCAATTCGGGATTGATGCGGCGGGCGTGCAGAATGTGAGTGACCAGCTCGCCAAGGGGGCCACCAGCGCCAGGACTACCGTTGACGAGCTAGGCCAGGCGCTATCTTTCGCCGGCGGGACTGCGGGGCAGGCGGGGGCGAACATCACAGAGACAATTGCCGCGCTGCAGGCGATGGCCCAAGCGAACGTAACCGGCACCCGTGCTGGCCGAGCGCTGCGACAGATGTTTTTGCGATTGGTGGCGCCGACAAAAGAAGGAGCCGAGGCGATGGACCGTCTCCGCGTCAGTGTCACTGATGTTGACGACAACCTGCGGCCTTTGCGGGAGATCGTGGGAGATTTGAATGCGAGTCTCGAGGGATTGACGAAGCCAGAAAAAGTGGCGGCGCTAAAGAATATTTTCCCTGCTGAAGTGATCAGTGGCGCCCTGGCCGTGCTTTCTGCGGGGCAGCGCGGACTAGGAGAATTTGAGGCCGCGCTGCGGTCGGCAAGCGGCGAGTCCCGACGTTTGGCTGATGCGTTTCGTGATTCTACCGCCGGTGGTTTCGCGATCATGCAATCGGCAATCACAGAGATGAAAATTGAGATTGGTCAGGAACTTGCTCCGGAGATGCGAGGTCTGGCGGACTTGGTGACGGAATCCCTCACCCCGGCGATTGCATCGTGGGCCACCGATACGGTGGAAGGCGCCAGGGTAGTGTCTGATGCCTTGAAACGAGTGACGGGACCGGGCGAAACGCTGAGGACTCTGTTTGAGAATTTTGGTTCAGCGACGAATATCGGTCTGCAAGAGGTGCGACTGTTCGCAACGGAATCTTTAGACGAGCTGAAAGGATTTGCTGAGGACGTAACAGAAATTCCGACAGCAATCCAGGACGTGGTTACTACGATGTTCAGTAATATCGGCACGGTACTTCAAAATTTTATCACCGGTTTCCCTGAAATTGGCCGTAAGATTTTGGTGTTTTTTGGAGATCTGTTTTCAAAAATCCCTAAGCTAATTGGCGCGGCTCTATCTGGCAATCTTGAGAGAGAAATCAATAAGGCTCTGGTTGATATATCGCTTAAAAACCTCGAGTTGACTGGTCAAATTGTCGAAGACCTGACAAAGGGAACGACGCCGATCACCCGTGATATACTGCCGGAGTTTGGCGATAACGCTCGAACAAGTCAGGATACACTTTTGGCCCGCGAAGCGGTTGAGCGTGCCCGTGAGCAATTCGAGGCAGACGTGAGAGCTTCCCAGCGTGAGCGCGAGCAACGAGAGCAGGAGCGCGAGGGCCAAGGGCGAGAGCGAGAACAACCAAGGCGGGATCGCAATGGCGGGAGCACGGACGTATTCCCATTCCTAGAGACTCTTACGAGTACGTTCAACCGTTTCGCGCGCCAATTATTTGGGCAAGAAGGGGGAGATTCTGCAGCTCGCGGTGGTCAGTCCGGATTGATTCAGTCTACCGGCGACTCTGGCCGGTTGGCGATCGCCGTTACGCTGCCACAAGCCGAGACATCCAGATTCTTGACAGGAGTTGCGGCCGCCGCTCGTGAACAGCAGACGACCGACCTCCGGCGTGCAGCCGAGAGCGTAACTGGTGCTGGGAGCGGCGGATCGGGCGTGCAAGAACAGGAGCGGCGAGACATGACATCGTTGGCCAAAGCGGTGAGCGATATTGCAAAAAAACTCACTCCCATCGCTCAGCTCGATGATATTGAGGCCACGACCGCAGATATTGAACGCAGCATTCGCCAGTCCCGAACAGCCAAAATCGGGGGGCTAATCTCGTGAGTGTACGAGTCACCGAACGATGGAGCAATCGTCGGCTTTTTCGACGCGCTGACGGATCACGGGGTGCGCGCCGGGGATTTGACGTGACCGGCGTAAATGACGAGGACGATGCGCGTAACGCGATTGACGATATCACCGGCCTGGCCGTGCCGTTGGTGGGTGACTTGCATCCGCTGGGGGGCGAGATGCGCGTGGCCGGAATCGACGTTGAGCGCCGATCGGCGGGAAGACATTTCCGGGTGAGCGCGGAATATGATCGGGAAACCACCGCCGGCTCAGATTCGAGCTCGGGTTCAGATGATCCCCTCGACGAGCCGCCGACGTGGGATTGGAGATTCGGTCAACAGCAAGCTACAGTCGATCGTGACGCCAACGGGAACCCGATTTTGATGAGCAATCTTCAGCCGCCCGCATCAGGCGTCACCGAAGAATCGCCAACGTTTGCCTTGGTACTCGTAAAAAATCAGCCGCTCTTCGACCCGTCGCAGGCGAAAGATTTCCATCTCGCAATTAATACTGACCAGTTAATCATCGCAGGGCAGAACATCGCAGCCCCGGGAACAGCTCGGCTGCGAGGCATGCGACCCACGGGACCGATCGACCTGACCGAATCATTTGTGCCCGTGGCCTACGAGTTTGTGTTTCGCGAACCTGAGGCCGGCCAGCCCGCGGGTGCCAGCCCGTTTTTCCATCGACTGCGCGACGAGGGCACGGTTGTGCGCGTGAACGATCATCCTAAAGACACGGAATCCGACCAGGTGCCTGTTGCGCTGTACGACGCAGATCAACGAGAGGCGAGCGAGCCGGTACTCCTCGACGGTGACGGGAAGCCGTTAAACGACAAATGGCAAGCGGGGTTGAGCGATTACACGATAGTCTCACAGGGACTTCCTCCAGGCGCAATTCTCGAAGATGGAAAAGACGCTAAATATCTTTGGTATCGTGGCAAATTCATGAAGGCTCGACAATTTTCTAATCTGGGGCTCAGCTAATGTCAGACCGTGATCCTTATGTGATGAGCGAAGGCGAGGCGCGCACTCTACAGCAGTTATTGCGTAAATCTGCGCCGTTTCTCGGTGGCGATACATTTGGTCATTCGTCATCTTCGCATCGCGCTTTCCCTGCTAGGGTCAAGTCGATCGAGACAGGAAAAGGAGCTCCGAATATTGACGAAGAAGGGACCTTGGAAATGGGCGGCGATGGTGAGCCGGTACGAGATGAGGCAGACTATTTGGTTTGCCGGCAGGTAGATCTAGAAAAACAGACGGACCAAACCGGAGATATCACCGTTGCTCCGGCATTCGGTGGTTCGGCCGGTGATTATGCTGTTGGTGATGATGTCATGATTCTTCATGGTGTGACTGGATGGCGCGATTTAGACGGCAAGCCTGTAATGCATAGGGAAGTGGGACGAGCATCTTCTTCGGGATTGATTATGGGGAAACTCGCAAATATCAGTTTTTCTTCGGGAACCAATCCCGACGGAGATCCAGAAAAATTTTTAAATGTAAACGGATGGGATCCTACGACCCAGGGCTTTAACGGGACTAGTTTTAGGGCGGCACCCATGCTGGGCACAAGTGCCACAGAAGAACTATATTACAAAGAGGACGAGTTATTCTTTTTTCAGTCTTTTGCGACTGGGTGGCTTGATGATAATGATGATCCGATTAATCATATAGTCACCGGTGGCGCAACCGTCGAGAGGCAACTATTTCCAGCAAATAGATATAGCGGCTCATCGCCATTTATCGTCCCCGACAATGTGACCCTGCTGATGATAATTGCTCACGGTGCGGGCGGTGGCGGCGCAGCGTCGCAAGACAACGAGGAGGTGTCATTTCAAGACTCAACTGGAGGAGAGGTGATTTTGAACACCAGAGGGGCTGGGGGTGGCGGGGGCGGACAAGGCGGGAAGGTTGTTGCAATCGCCAGAGTATTCCCGGGGCAAGAATTCAATTTTACAATCGGCGTGGGTGGCTTGGGAGGTTCCAAAAACCCACCCGATAATCCGGATGACGGCTCTGATACCAATGTCGATGCTGTAATAGATGGTGTTGGAAATAATATTCAAATATTGGCTAGGGGAGGCGATGGTGGCAGAATCGGTGAAGGTGGAGATGGCGCAGGTTTTGGCTTGTCCAATGGTACCACATTATTGATAGAGAACAATTGGGGGGGCATGGGTGGGCAGGACGGTTCGCAAACAAGTCTTGAAATTTTAGGAAACGGCACTCACTTGGGTCGCGGCGGAGGAGTTGTTAATCGCATAAAGAATACGGGAAAGGGAGGCGATGGTGGTGTTTCTTTTGGAGAAAATGGAGAAGACGGTAGTGTTGAATTCATCTGGTAAAAACAAACGGAGCTTGATATGTCGCAGCGAACATGGAAAGGCGGCGCCACCGCCGTCGCACAAGTTGAAACCTTCACGCCTGCCAACGTCGAAATCGGCGATGAATTCGACATCCAACTCACGGACGATGCAGGCAATGATCACACGATCAGCTACACCGCGACCGCCGCGACAGTGCAGGACGTAGTGGAGGGCCTGAAAGCCGCGGCCGACGCTGCATCCACCGCCGGCTCCGCGCCGTGGGACAGTGTGACCGCCACCGAGGATGACGCGAAACTCACGCTCACGGCCAATACTGCCGGAGTCCCGTTCTTCTCCGCGCCCTCGACGACCGATGGCGGCGGCACCGACGACCAAACGCTCACCGAGGCAACGATCACGGCGAGCGCCGGGCCGAACGACTGGAACACGGCCGCCAACTGGACAGGCGCGGCGGTGCCCGTGGGCGCCGATGACGTAGACTTCGATGGCGCTATCGGTACCTCTGACGTGTCGTACGGACTCGACCAGTCGGCGATTACCCTCGGGTTGCTGACTGTGTCAGCCAGCTACTCCGGAAAGATCGGCCAGGCTAACGCCTCGCTCCAGCTGGAGAGCGCGACCACTGGCGCCTCGATCGGTCGGCGGGGCACCGGCGATAATGATCAAGCGAGTGCGCGAATCAACATTAATTTCACTGGCGGCTCAAATCCCACTGATGTCATCGTACATCGGACGCGTGACCGGTCGGCAGACGCTGGCTTACCCGCCGCGCGGCTGGTGCTCGGCAACGCGAGCTCGACGCTCCGTGTCCTGGGAGGCGACGTCGGTCTCGGCGTCTCAACTCCGGGCGAGACGACTAACTGCGATGAGCTCGACGTCTCGGCCGGCACCGTGTTCATCGGCACCGGGGCCACGATCGGGACCCGGATCACTGTCTCCGGCGGCCGTTTGACCAATCTGGGCAGTGCAAGCCCCGAAACGATCGTCACCGGCGGCACTTACGTCGCTCTGGGCAGCGGGACCCATACCACGCTCGAAGTACAGGGCGGGAAATGCGAATACCTGAGCGATGGCACGATCACCACGCTCGACGTCTCAGGCGAGTGGACTACGGCGCAAGATCCACGAGCCAAGATCGTGAGCAATGCAATTCTCCGATCAGGTGGCTCAATCCGGGCAAATACCGGCAATCCGCTAAGCGTCACTTGGTCAAACGGTATCGACCTCGAGCAATCCAGTCTCACCGACGTCACGCTTGAGATCGGCAGCAACCTGACTGTTACGCCGTCTGCCATTTGATTTTGACATTGACTCGATCCCCGCTACGTGTTAACCTACCCGCATGAACCCAGACGACCTCCAGACCGGCCCGGCGATCGCTGCGGAGCTTGGCGTCACCGTCTACCGCGTGCGATACGCGATTGAGAGCCGGGGGATCAAGCCGGTGATTGACACAGGGGCGCACCACCTGTACGGCCCGGCCGAGCAGCGGGCGATCCGTCGAGCGCTGGCCGAGACGGCGAAGAATCCGGCTCCGGGCCGCCGCATCGCTACCGCGTGAACGAGCGCTTAAGCGGATGCCATTTGCCGCTTGACTCGTTCGCACCCATGCGTTATCCTGCTCCGTGATTGAATCACCACCCGACAGAAGGAGAAAGGGATGAAGACGGAAACCTCCACTGAAAAAATCAGAAGCGCCTGCCGAGAGCATGGGCGCCAGCGCATGATACGCGCTATCGACCAGATCGAGTCCAGAGCTCGTGAGAGCAATCAGCCGTTGGTTCGCCTCGGCCCGGGCGCCGATTATGAGCGACGGATCGATCCCGATGCAGCCACGTGTTCGATCGACTGGATCAACGTAACGATTGGAATCGGACTGTTTTTATTGGGTATCGCCGCGTGGGCATACTAGTTCGTTATTTAAATTTTGGGAGAATACCATGGCAACACTTCTAGACATTTCTGATGATATGAAAGCGCTGGATGATTTGCTGTTCGAAGCCGGTGGGGATATCACTGATCCGGAAGTCGAAACGGCCATTGACGACTGGATGGATAGCCTCGACGACAATTTTAAAGCCAAGGTAGACAACTACGCGGCTTTGATTACGGAGATCGAGGCTCGATCCGCCGCGCGAAAAGCCGAGGCCGAACGGTTGCGAGACCGCGCGAAGATCGACGCCAACACGGCTGAAAGTCTTAAGGCGCAGCTCGAATACGTTTTCGAGCAAAGGCAAATCAAAAAGATTGAGACTAAACGTTATACAATCGGCTTGCGCAAGCACGGAGGAAAGCTTCCGCTCGATCTAGACGACGTGCGACCCGACGAACTCTCGCCGCGATTTCAGCGCGTCCAAATAGACGTGGACCGAACCGCAATCCGCGAGGCGCTGGAAGCCGGCGAGGAGCTCAAATTTGCTCGGCTCGGTGAAAGGGGCCAGTCGCTGTCCATCCGCTGACCCCGATCACGGAAACCCGAAGGAGATCACGATGACCGAGACCACCGAAACAACTGCCGTCGCCACGATCGACGCCAGGCCCGAAGCGCGGACGCTGACGCCGGAGGACGTGCATCACGACGTACAGCTCGTGCAGCACGTCATGAAGGACGTGATGCAGGACGGCACCCACTACGGCAAGGTGCCCGGATGCGGCGACAAACCGACGTTGCTCAAGCCGGGCGCCGAGAAATTGGCCATGACATTCCGCCTGGCCCCCCGATACGAGATCGAGCGCATCGACTTGGATGGGGGACACCGGGAATACCTGGTGTCTTGTCGTCTCGAACACGGACCGAGCGGGACGTTCATCGGCGAGGGACTCGGTAGCTGTTCATCGATGGAAAAAAAGTATCGATACCGCCAGACACAGTTGGCGTGCCCCCAGTGTGGAGAGGCGGCCGTCATCCGAGGAAAAAAAGAGTACGGCGGCGGCTGGCTCTGTTGGACGAAAAAGGGCGGGTGCAATGCTAAGTGGCCCGACGGCGCCGCCGAGATCGAAGACCAGCAGCAGGGCGACGTTGAAAACCCCGACATCGCCGACACATTTAACACCGTCCTGAAAATGGCGAAAAAAAGAGCCCTGGTGGATGCAGTGCTCACGGCGACGGCGGCCAGCGACCTGTTTACGCAGGACATTGAAGACATGGATTTTGGTGGTCCGGTCAACAGCCCGCCGGCGAGCGCCACGCCGCCACAACAACGACCCCGCCGCAACGACCGCGCCGCCATCTGGCAGGCGATGCAGTCTCGGGGCATCAGTCCGCCTGCGGCAAAGAAGCTCTTCGCTCAATGGCTGAGCGAGCAGAAAGCGGAGGATTTGAACAATACCACGCCAGAACAGCGCATTTCGTGGATCGAACAAATTGAAGCCGGCAGCTACGATTTTGCAGCCAAGCAGGTATATATCGAAGACGACAAACCGAATCAAATCACACGTGAACAGATTTTCGCCGCAATGAAAGCGCGAGGACTCAGCAAGCATTTTATGGGCGAACTTATGAAAGCGGTGATGCACGACCTGGAGGCTGAAAGTTTCGCGGACGTTCCGCACGAGGCCCGGCAGCAGCTTCTCGATGAGCTGGCGGCCGGAAAGTATGATTACAACAAAACGGAGATCGAGTAACATGTCAAATTTCAACAAGGTAATTCTGGCCGGAAATATGACGCGCGACCCCGAACTCCGCGACGCCGGCAGCTCCAAGGTGTGCGAGTTCGGGGTCGCGATCAACCGCAAGTGGCGCAGCAAGGACGGTCAGGATCAAGAGGAGGTCTGCTTCGTCGACTGCACCGCCTGGGCCCGCACGGCCGAGGTGATCGATCAGTATTTCGAGAAGGGCAAGCCGATCCTCGTCGAGGGCCGGCTCCAGCTCGACCAGTGGCAGGACCGCCAGACCGGAGCTAACCGATCGAAGCTCAAGGTCGTGGTCGAGCGGTTCGAGTTTCTCGGTGACGGCCAGGAGGCACCCGCCGCCAAGAACAACCGGCCAGCGGCTCAGCAGGAGGCCCCGGCGAACGACGACGAGGAGATCCCCTTCTGAGGAGGGTGAGGGTTGCACCGGCTCTCTCTCGCGGTTACAATCCCCTTGGCAATGGACGTCAAACCCCTAGATCCCTCCGGCCGCCCGCGCACGTTCATTGCCGAATCGCGCGGGCGGCTTTTTGTGCGCATAACCAAAAGGAAGCCATGACCGACACGACACTACCGACCATCCGAACGCTTGGGGAGACTGCCCGGGACGAGCATCACAAAGCGCTGGAGGCCGCGACCGATGCGCTGACGCACGCGAAGCTCGCCGGCGACGCGCTCAACGCGGCGAAGGCACAGGTGGGCCACGGCAAGTGGGAACAGTGGTTGCGAGATGAATTCCCGGCGACGGCACGAACGGCACGCCGGTACATGAGCATTTCGAGGCATTGGGACACCATTTCAAAACGGACACGCGTGGCCGATTCGACCTTAACGGGTGCGTTAGCGGCGATTCGGTCGCCAAAAGAAGACGACGAGCCGGACGAAACGCCGGAATCTGAGGAGGAATCGGGATCGGATTCCGAGCGGCCGGAAGAAGAGCAAGATTCCTCGCAGACCGACGATTCAGGGCCGGAGGAGCCGGCCGACGACGAAGACCCCGAGCCTAATCCCGACCCCGAGCCGGACGGCCTGACCGACGACGACGGCGAGCCGGTGCCCGACGGGATCGCCGAGGCGTTCGGCGACGACCTCGACCAGCTCGATGCCGAGATCGACCTGGTGAGCAAACTGTCGCGGCGGATCAAAACGTTGGAGGGCTCGCTCGCGATGGCGTGGAACGCCAAGGGAAGCGGTGCCCACGCTCAGGTGCGACAACTACTGACGATCCTCAAGCAGGCCCGGCCGGCCCTCGTATGCAGATGCTGCATTGGCGAAGGCTGTGATTATTGCCAGGGCCGCGGATTCATCTGCTCCCGGTCAGCGGATCATCACCGAAAATTCCGTGGGGGTGATGCGTGAGGGAGCTGCGGCCCTACCAGCGTGAGGACGTGGACGCATCGTGGGAAGCCCTGCGACAGCACGGCTCCACGATCTACACCGCGGCCACCGGCACCGGTAAGAGCGTGGTGATGGCCAGCCTCGCCCGCCGGGCCATCGTCGAGGGCCAGCGCATCCTCGTGCTTTCCGACCGCATCTTGCTGGCCGATCAACTGCAGCGCATCTTCGAGCAGTGGACCGGCGCTGAGGTGGGCATCGAGCAGGGCGAGCGGTCTGCCGATCAGTTCTTGACAGGCAAACCGCCTACCGTAATCGCGATGGTCCAGACTCTCTACTCGGGCGCCGAGGGCGCCGAGCGGTATCGCCAATGGCGGCCGGACGAGTTCGGCCTTGTGATCGTGGATGAGGCCGAGGCGTTTATTGCGGCGAGCTTCCGCGAGCCGATCGAGTATTTTCAGAACGGAGGCGCATGGGTATGGGGATGCACCGCGACACCGATGCGCGGCGATGGCAAGAGCCTGGGCATTATATTCGAGCACGCGTTGCCGCCGCGCGATATCCGATGGGCAGTCAACGAAGGCTATCTGGTTCCACCGCGTGCTGCCGACGTGGCGGTGGAGCTCGATACCGACCTGCTGCGAAAAAACGGCGACGGGGATTACTCCGACGCGAGCATCTCGCGCATGCTCATGCGCATGGCCGAAAACGAGGAGGAATTCCGTCAGTTTGCGCGGGGCGTGCTGGATATCAATGCGGGCAAGCGCGGCATCCTCGTGGCGCCGAAGGTGGACGTGGCGCGGGCAATTTCCGACTACCTGTGCAGCGAGCAGCCGGGAGCGAGCGAGACGATTTACGGCGATCTGGTGCACGATGAAAAATCGCGGCTGTTCGATCGCCATCGGGCGGGCGAGTTCCCGATCCTGTCGAGCTGCGACATGCTGACTAAAGGGTACGACGATCCGCAGGTGGAGCAGGTGTTCATGTGCCGGCCGACCCGATCGCGACGCCTGATGATCCAGATCGTCGGCCGGTCCCTGCGCCTTCCGGACCCCGCCATTGGTGCACTCCCCGATGCCGACGCTCGCAAAGCTGCGATCGCGGAGAGCTCCAAGCCCCATGCACTTGCGGCGTGCCTGGTCCCCCTTGACCCGGACGTGCGGGACATGACGGTGGCCGACGCGCTGGAGGGCGACATGGAGCCGGAGGTGCGCGAGAAGATCCGCACACGGCAAAACGAACAGCCCGACCAGGACACGCTCGAATTGCTCGAGGCGTGCAAGGCCGAGGTCGAGGCCGAGCGGGCGGAACGAGAGAAAGCGGCACGTGCTCGCATCCTCGCACAGGGCAAGGTCAGCGTCCACGAGCGCGACGCGCTCTCAGGGCAGATCGGTAGCGTGCCGATCACCGCCGGCAAGACGGAGAACGGCGTGTCGATCAAACAGGTGGAGCTGATGCGTAAGGGCGGGGTACCGGACGCGGACATCAAAGGGATGTCGCCCGGACAGGCGGGGCGCGTCATCTCGCGAATCAAGAAAGGGTGGCGGGAAAATCTGTGCACCTACAAGCAGGCCAAGGCGCTGAAGCGGGCGGGGTACGACCGGTCCGAGCTGATCGACATGCCCATCGGTGAAGCGGGCGCCCGTCTGGACGTGCTCGCCAATGCGGGCTGGAAGATCAAACGCGAGGCGATCGAGGAGCGGGTGGGGCGAGAGGCGGTGACGGCGTGAGCGAACGCATCGTCAACTTCAACGACCCCGACGACCGACGGCGCGTGTTGGACGGGATTCGGAATCTCACCGGCCGCTGGCGCATCTCGGCCAAGCGGTGGCGCCCCCGGCACAGCGAGGCACAGCGGCGGTGGTACTTTGGCCGGATCGTCGGGGACTTCCACGATTGGTTGATCGACCAGGGCAACGACCATTTGACCCGCGACGATGCGCACGACATGCTCAAGCTCAAATGCCTCGGCGTCGAGGTGGCCGACCCCGAGACCGGCGAGAGCTGCCGGGTGCCCGGGTCGATCCGACCGACGGAGACCGTCGAGTTTTCCGACTACTGCGAGCGATGCCGGGCGTGGCTGGCCGAGTTCTGCGACATCCAGGTGCCGGACCCTGATCCGGCGTGGCGCGAGAAGGGGGGCGATCAGTGAGGCGCCTCGGCGACTGGATACCAGTTTCCCGGTCCCGGCCGTGCCCGATTTGCGGGACGCCGGACGCATGCATGCGCAAGGTAGACGGTTCGGCGGTTTCCTGCTTTCGCATCTCTGAGGGATGCGCGGTTGACGGTAGCGGGGAACCCGTAACGTTTAAGGACGGCATGGGGTGGGTCCACGACCTGAAAGATGACATTGCGCCGGCGCCACCGAAACGGAAGGACGCGAAGGTTACGGCGCCGAAGATCGACGCTGACCGGATCGCTCGAGACTGCTTCGCGGCGATCGGAAAGCGAGAACGATACGAGTCGGCCCGGCCTCTGGGGCTAGCGCCGAAGGATCTGCGAGCGGTAGGCATGGGCTGGAGCGAGCAGCACCAGGCGTATACCTGGCCGATGTTCGATTCGCGCGGCAAAGTCATCGGTATCCGGCTTCGGGATGAGGACGGCCGCAAGTGGGCAATTCGAGGATCGCGGAACGGGATGTTCATGGCAGT